ACGTGTCAAGAATGCAAGAAAGATGTCGCTATCTATATCGATGTGTCCACCGCTGTTACAACACAACCTATAAATAATACTAAAGAGGTTCTAAAGGAAATAGTAGAATCCGCATTGACCAATGAGCATACCTGATTCTATATTAGCCCAGTCTGAAACAAGACCTGGCGACCCGTTTGTACCGTCTCGCGTCTTTTTAAAGAAGGACCCAAAGGAAATTTACGACTTTCTTCGTTATAATTTAAATGATGAAAAGCTTAGCAAACTACTAGAACAGAGTTTTTTTTATTATAAACAAGAGGCTTCCACTTCTAAGGAAATATTTCGTAATATTATTTCTTTAATACACGACCACGCATTAGATAGGATTAGAAGCTCTACAATGGATGAAGACAAAAAGCATGACATTATGGATCTTTGTAGAAGTTATTTTAAAATTTTTAACTCTCAAGTCGAAACGTTTTGTGACTTGATGGATTTTTTTAATAAAAGTAATAATCTTCTTGAACCAAAAGAAATTTCTATTATAATCCTCGGATATGCGACAGGGATCTTCAAAAAATTGTATACAAATTAAATCAACAAACGAAAAACAACATAACTTAACAATTCACGAATACAGCAGATGGCTCTGTTTAATTGAAGCTTTAGATCACGTAAGTGTAAAAGCTAGACAACTAAAGCACGATATAGAGAAGACTAGTGATTGGATTAAGCCACTTTCATTTCAGAAGTACATTACTGAAAGGTATGATACCATGATTGAAGAAGTTGCAGGGTTTGAAAATGTAACGTTTGAAATAAATATTACAGACCCTACTTTATGCACTACATCGTTGGAACCAATTTTACAGTCAATAGAAGAAAAAATATAGTATTAGACAGCAATAATGCTGCAAATACAAGATACGAAAGACAACTAACTGCAGGGACTACATACATTATTGTTAATATCTCTAGAAAAGAGAGTTCAATTGTTTATAAGCTAAAAGATAGTACCGGTAAGTTTATACACTTAGAATTCAACAATGCTAGAGAAGCAGATAATTTAATTGCGTCTTTTAGAAACGAAGCGGTACCGATTGCTTCTGCTTAATAACCACCATATACGCTATCGTTATTATTAACCGAATAATCAAATATATTTTGCGCATCAGCACTATAACTATAAGGCTTACTAGCACCCGATACACTCGGATTTTTAGCGTCGTCAAAAACCTGATCATTCATTGCATCTGTAGCACCTGAAAGACCTGGTTCAAAAGAATATTCAAAACGCTTAGCTTTTAATAACCACACATAATGACCTGCAAGAGGGTTTATCTGTGCTATATCTTGATCTAGCCTTTCAGTTATCTCGTAGTATCTACCATTTCTTCCACCCGGTCTATCTAAACCATAATCATATAATTGAAAAATATCACCCGATTTAGGTTCTGCTCCGTAACCAAAAACAGAATAATAACCAGAAATATGTACATAAGCAGTAACTTCATCTTCTGACATTAATCCATATTTGCTTAACATGAGAGCATTTTCATTAAGATTAATCGCTATCTTAATAAATTTAGGTTCTTGAAACTTTTGCGTAGGTTCTTCTCCGTACAAACTATCCGAACTCGATAAATTAAAACTATTTACAAAATACAATACATTCTGACCATATAAATTAATTTGCTCTTGCCAGTAATTTGAGTATAAAAGACGCTCACATCCATTTTGTGATTTATCTGTAAAACTAAAGCATTGATTTACCGGTTGGGTAATCGGATATGTTTGAATACCATTTCCACCTGTATAATAATCATTAGACATTTTTAACACCTCTTGCTTTTGTTAGCTTATATTTTTTAACTATAGGGTCAAAACTGAGTAATATTCTTGAACCGTCAGTTTCATTAGGTTTACCTATCTCTTTTACCTCAGGTTTAGCAGATGCAGATAGATCAGCTTTTGTAGGGAACAGTCCTTCTATTTCTTTAATGTCCAAAGGGGTAAGATATACAAACCTACCTACTTCCATATTCTTTATAGCTTCTAATTTTGGGTTAGTTTTCTTTGTCCTTACATAATCTGGTACTGTTTTACCAGGAGATTGAGAATGAGATGAAGCATCCGGAACGATATCCTTCATATGCCTATGTTCGACGCCTGATCTATAATATTCTAAAAAGGTCATCAAATATATTTAAGCAAAAAAAGAGCCTAACTTACGTTAGGCCCTTCTTTTTTAAGTCTATTTACTACTATTTATTTTTGGTAGATGTACTGACCTACGTTAGACGCTTTACCTGCAACTTTGTTGTTCTTGCCTGCAAGTGTCTTTCCTTTACTGTCAGCTAAGTTACCATCATTGCCTACCTTATCAGTAACTTTCCCATCTCCGTGGCCTTTGCTTACTAAGTTAGATACTGTACCGTGAACTTTATTATCCTTCTTCATTAAGGTTTCGCCAGCAGAAGGTTTTAATTCTGTCATTTCTGTAGCTTCACGAGAAACTTCATCTTCCTTATCTTCTTCCTCGTTAGCTTCTTCATTTCCGGGTTTAGCTTCGCCACCGAGGCCTTCAGCTTCACCACCTAAATCTTCTTCTCCACCCATATCTTCTTCACCGCTACCTAAAGCGGAGTGAAGAACGTCGCAAAGTTGCTGAGCAACATCACGAGGCAATGTGAATGTTACATCGCCACCCTCTTCTTCTTTACCAACGTTAATGTCTAATGCTTCTGCATCAGCCATATCGTCATGTGCCGTAGGTTCACCACCGAGCACTTCCTCGTATAGTTTATCAAAAATAGACTTATTGTTCATAGAATTATTTATGCTTTTAACTTCTGTTTTTTCTAGATTTTGTGAATATTTTTTAGGCTGAAAATGATTTTCACCTTTTGTATCATGCTCTGGATCTACTAGAGCTTCTTTGTCAAAATTTTGTGCAGCTTCAGGCCCTGTATTTTTTATAAATGCCTTAGGGTCCGCTTTAGCATCAACTACTTTCTTGTTTTCTTCCTTTTTAAATGTATAGGCAGGTCTATAGGGTGTATTTTTTGTAACTGTTTTTTCATATAACAAGCCGATGTCTACTAGTGTATTTGCGTTATTCACTTAAATATTTATAATAATATGCCTCAAAAAAACGAAAAACAATTTTATTTAGGCAACTCTAATCTACCCAGACCAGATGCTACATTTGACTATGCTAGCAACCCGCAATGGATTAAAGATATACAAAAATGTACGAAAAATATCCTTTATTTTGCAGAAAACTTTTTCTATATAGTAAATCTAGATCGGGGTAAAATTAAAATTGAATTGTTTTCTTGTCAAAAACGCGTACTGAGATCATTAAGAGATAATAGATTTGTAGTTTTATTAGCTTCACGTCAAATAGGTAAAACCACGCTTATGACTATATATGCCCTCTGGCTGGCATGCTTTCATGAAGACCAGCGTATATTAATAGTAGCTAATAAAGAGCAAACCGCGATCAATATATTTAAACGTGTGAGAATAGCGTATGAACAGCTACCAAATTATTTAAAACCCGGAGCAGTGGAATATGGCAAAACATCTATGACTCTAGGTAATGGCAGTAGTATAGGTATTTCAACAACCAGTAGTGATGCAGGCCGAGGTGAATCGGTAAACTGTGTAATTCTTGACGAGTTAGCGTTTATTGACAATCATCTTGTAGAAGAATTTTGGAAATCAGTTTACCCTATTATTTCAAGTTCCAAAAAATCTAAAATCTTTATTGCCAGTACACCGAACGGTACCGGTAATCTTTTTCATGAAATCTATACCGGTGCTTTCGAGGAAAAGAACGGTTGGAAAGCTGAACGTGTTGATTGGTGGGAAATACCTGGTAGAGACGAAGCGTGGAAAGAATTAACAACAAGATCAATAGGTAGTAAGGACGCGTTTGATCAAGAGTATGGTAATGTGTTCTTTCAATCGGGCGAAAGTTCTATTAATGATAATATGTTTGAAAGGCTTAAAACAGAATGTTTTGAACCAAAATTTGTTTACGATGAGGGGAAATACCTCTTATGGTCTGAACCAAAGCAAGAATCAATTTATGTGGTAGGCGTCGATGTGAGTGAAGGCGTTGGGGAAGCAGCCAGTGTCGTGCAGATATTTGATATTACAGATTTGAAAAATATTGAACAGGTAGCTACATACTACGATAAGCAAATATCTCCATATAATTTTACTTCTAAGCTCCATGAAATTTTAAAGCACTGGGGATCACCTTTAGCCATGATAGAAAGAAATAATTGCGGTGCACAAGTTGTCGATCAATTAAAATTTACCTTGGGGTACGAAAATATTGTTTCATATGGCACTAAGGCGGGTTCAGCAGAGTTTAAAAAAGTAGGGATAAGCGCACATACAAATACCAAATATAAGGGTGTTATGAATATGCGCTATTGGATCAACGAACTTAACGCCGTAAAAATTCATGATTTTAAAACGTTAAATGAGTTAAGAGATTTTATCCGCTACCCTAATGGTACTTGGGCCGCTAAACCTGGCGCAGATATGCATGATGATAGAGTTATGAGTTTAATATGGGCTTTAATAATATTAGAAAATGAATTAGCAGAAAAGTTTTTTGAGATTATTGAGTTAGATTCAAATAAAAAACCTTTAAAGATACGTGCTTTAGATTACGGTGTAAAATATTTTGTTAATCCTGACTCAGTTTATAGTAACGAAAAAAATAGTAATGGTTATAAACCCCTCCCAATGATACTTCCAAACAGTGAAAATGATGCAAATACTGATATGCAAGATTTAGAATCTCAGGGATGGAAAAGATTAAATTAATATATGGCAGATTTTACACCCTTAAGTCAAAGCCCCTTTAATAAGTCAAGGCGAGATAAATTTTTAATGTCGTTCAATGTACCACCGGCATTAAAACAAATTTCTACAAAAGACGTAAGGAGTAATGAAATTATTATTCCCGATACTTTACAGTTTTCAGTTTTCGGTATTATAGTACCCGATATAGAAATAAGTGCTTCGACTGTTCGTTATAGTGGTCAAACACTGACAACTAGTAGCTATAACCGCAACCCTTACCCGCCTATGGTCGTGAATTTTACCGTTGACAATAGATTTAATAACTATTGGGTCATATATACATGGTTAAATTTGTTTAATGACGAAAGACAAGGCACTTATGATATAAATGATTTGACTAAAACAAAGCAAGCACTTGCTGAATTTGGCATTGCAAACCCTGACAATAGCAACATAAACAATATTAATTTAAACTATAGAACAGATATATCTATATATGCCTTGGACGAATACAATAAAAAAACAGTACAATTTAAATATTACAAAGCTTTCCCGACATTTCTTGGAGGTGTAAATTTCAATTACCGCGATGGCACTGAAATAGAAACAAGTTTTGCATTTAGTTATTCACAATTTTATGTGTCTCTCGTAAAAGATGTGGACTTATAAGAAAAGTTCGAAAAACTTTATCCAAAAAAACATAAATACTTTATATGGCACGTACGATCCAAAGCCCCGGTGTTGAAATTAAAGAAGTTGACCTTTCACTTGCAGCTATAGGACCAGCCGCAACGACAGTTTTTGTTCCTGGTTTTGCAGCTAAAGGACCTGTTTCAGAACCTTTTAAGATTGCAAGCCTTTCTCAATTCGAACAAATCTTCGGTCAACCCACAAATGCTGCTGAAAGATATTTTTACCATACAGTAAAAGCTGTATTTCAGAGCCCTGCTGATGTGTTGGTTTATCGCTTACCCTATGGTGGTGGAGCAGGGGTAGGAACAACACAAAATTATAGCGCTCTAGTATATCCTGTTGCTTCGTACGTTAACAGTGCCTCGAGCACAAGTCTTACAACAGCAAATTCACATTATTTCTTCGGTAAGCCTACACATATAAGACTTTCTGAAGTCGAATATCTAAATATTTTGAGAGGTGATGCTTTTAACTGGGCACCAGATACAGAAGGCACCTCAACATTCGAAACTGTCGCTGCCTTGAGCGCTGCAGGGCTTATCGTACTTAATAAATCTCAATCGTCAATTAACTCGAGATATGAAGGTTATTATGTAGGTATAATCGATAACAGCAATTTAAACCCTGCAACACCCTTTAATGATGTTAATGCAATTAAAACAATTAATTCAACAGACATTTTTATTGATCAATACATCGATATTCCTAATATTAGATTAAATTTCCCGCTTAGTGCTACACCCGCTGGTGTTGCTGGTAGTGTATCTGAAGTTTTAGAAAATATACCGTCATTCAATCTTTATACAAATCAATATAACGATACAGTAGTATTTGGTTTATTTAAACTCCGTCAATCGGTATTTTCACCCGATACAATAGCTCTTGATTATGTTTTAGAGGAAAGCTTTGTTGGTTCGTTTGATAACTACAGGCAAATTAACAGCGTCAATGGCGGTCCTGCAACAAGCTTCTTCTTAGAAAATCTCGATGATACATCGTTAAATGTTACGATGCTTATCAATCCTTATATTTCTAACAAAGCTACAACAACTTGGTTAAATCTTTCTGGTATACCGTCAAAAGGTGTTCGTTTCTTGAGTGAACCTATGATGGCTCCGTTTGCTGATGAAAGCTCTGATGCATATGAAACAAGACTCGGTGCACCTTCAGCTACTATTGAAGGGTTCATTGAGACTTATGGATCAACAAACTCGCTTTTTGCTTTAGGTGATTTTGAAACAACAGATCTCACTACAAAAGTTGTTGGTAATGTACCTGCTAAATTAGCAGCAGCATTTGATAAGCTTGATAATTCTGATGTTTATCCGATTAATATTTCAGTAGAAGGTGGCTTAGGTACTGTTTATGTTAATTCTTTCAACCCGCTTACCGAAACATATTTTGATGATTCGGTAGTTTACGGTGCTATCAATGCATTGAGTGCATCAGATCTACAAACACTACCAGAAGTAGTACAGAATTACTTAGCAGTAGCTAATGAATTTATTAATTTCGCGGGTAATAAGCGTAAAGATCATATATTTATTGCAGATCCTATTACAAATATATTTGTACAAGGGCTTAATGTTAAGACCTTAGATGACCCCACCAAAGCTTTCTCAACAAACCTTTACTGGCCGCTACGTAACCAGTTTAGCGGCATTGATTCAAGCTTTGTTTGCACGTTTGCAAACGTTGGCCGTACGGTTGACGTTGTAACAAACCAACAAATTTGGGTTCCTTTCTCAGGATTTGCAGCAGCAAATTTTGCAAATACTGATTCGACATATCAACCATGGTATGCTCCAGCTGGATTTACACGCGGCGTGGTAACTGGCTTGAATGACCTAGCGTTTTATCCTAAGCAAAAGCAGAGGGACCAGCTTTATAAGATTGGTATTAACCCTGTAGCG